CAAGACGACGGCCTGCGTGCCAGCGGTGAGGCCGTAGCCGTTGCTGGAGCCGTTGTAGAGGATCGGGTCGTTGGCTTCGAGAACGAAGGTGAACTTGCCGCTCACGTCAGCCGGGCCAGCGAACAAGCGGTAGGGGCTGTTGACACCCTGGGCTGTGAAGATCGGAGCGGTGTTGCGCTTGATGTTGATCTCACCCTCAGCAGTCACGGCGGTCGAGGTGCCACCGATGCTCATTGAAAGATCCCATGCCGGAATGAACACTTCAGTCGAGAATGACGTGGTCGGGTTGCTGATCTTGGTGAATGGGTTCGCCATGAGCTTCGAGTCGTATTCGAGAGCGCCTTCGGCGGTGAACTTGACGTTCAGGTCGCCAACCTGTCCGGCGAGCAGCTGGAAGGTGTTGTTGCCGTCGAAGTCTTGAATCGTCACTGAGGGCGGCTGTGAAGCGTTAGCGGCGTTGTTGTAGAGGCCGAAGGTGTGGGTGTAGGTGCCTGAGCCGGTGACCGATTCATAGCCGAGAGCGCCCTTAGCCAGCACGCCGAAGGTGTCAGCGAACACATAGCCCTTGAAGTCGTACTCGTCATGGCGCACGCCAAGGATCTCGCCGTAGTTGTCAACCGGGCTGGAACGGAAGGCGTCGTCACGTAGCCACTTCTGCTGAGGCGTGATCTGAGGGCCGGTGACCGGAACGAACTTGACGTTGCTCGATGCGGTGCCTCGTGTCCCCTCGATACCGAGGCCGACGAACGAGTTGGCGGTCATGAATGGCATAGTGGCTCCTGTTGTTATCTAGGTCTTATCCCTAAGCGGACGGAGTTGCGTCCGTTGTAGGGGCTTCTGGAACGGTCTGAGCGGCTTCTGGCGCTGGTGCTGGGGTAGCGTCTGCGGCCTTCGGGGCTGGGGTGGCGGCCTGAGCTGTGAGGTCGGGCACGTTCGGGTCGGTGTCGAGGGTGACAACGTCGCCGGGCTTGACCACGAGGGTTGAGCCGTCTGCGGCGGACAGGGTCGGGTAGACCTTGACTTCTGAGCCGGTGTAGGTGAACTGAGGCATGATCGCAGGTTATCCCTTCTGGCTACGGCGTAACAGATACCGACGGCGCCGAGATGACGACCTCGGTCTCCGAGCGAGTTTGGACGGTGCCGGTGGTGTCGATGCCGACCCATGTGATCGTCCATGTGCCCGGTTTGCCGGTGGTGTCGATGTCGATGTGGTAGTTGCCGGTTGAGTCTTTGATGATCGAGCCTTCTGATCCCCCTGGGCTGTAGGTGAACTGAGTCGCCGGGCCGTTGCCGACTCGGTAGGCGAACAGAACCTCGGTGGGGTCAGTCACGGTGCCAGAGACCGAGGTGAACGGCGTGGAGGTGTAGAACCGGACGACGGTTCCTGCATAGATCAGTGAGTTCATCATTCCTCCGCAGCTGCGATGACGGTCGGGTAGAGGTATCCAGCACCAACGATGGCGCTCTCCGAGTTTGCCACGACTGTCGGAGTCTTAGCCGAGAGGCCGACCACTGCGGTCTTGACTGCTGGCGTGACGCTTGGCACCTTCCAGCCACCTTGGACGTGACCCGGCCTCGGAAGTGCGCCGACATCGAGCAGATAGCGGCCATAGGGGATGGCTGGCGGTGGAGATCCAGCGAGATCGCCGACGTAGATAACGCCCATTAGGCAACCTGAGTGAGGATGATGTAGCCAGAGCCACCTGCTCCGCCATAGCCACCTGCGTTCGTGCCGGTGCCTGAGCCACCACCTGCGCCACCTGATCCAGTGTTAGGCGATGCGTTCGTAGCGTTGCCGCCGGTTCCAGTGCCTGTGCCAGTAACGCCAGCCGCTCCGCCTTGGGTGTATGAACCCGGTGAGCCTGCCAAGCCTTTGTTCGTCGTTGTAGCGGCGAAGCCTTGACCGCCACCACCACCCATGAGGCCAAGACCATTGAGGCCTGCCGAGTTCCATGTTCCTGATGCGGATGGACCTTGACCGCCACCGACTCCGGGCTGGTATTGAAGCGGCGATGCTGTGGCTGAGATGCCAGCAAGCCAAGCCGCCCATGAGCCGTTACCGTTCTGAGAACTTGAATAGGTCGATGGCGTCAACGAGCCGGGTGCTCCGCCTTGATAGGAGCCATAGCCACCTTCTCCGTGAGCGGCCGTGACGGTGTAGCCATTGAGCACCAAGGTACTGACTCCACCATTCTTGCCAGCGCTGAGGCCGGTGCCGCTTGGAGAGCCAGCGCCAAAGACGCCGAGCGTGACCTTCATCGTGGTCGCTGAGCCGACTGGAATGGCCTGCTCAACCCACATGCCACCTGCACCACCACCACCGGGGCCGTTGGTCTGGTTGCCGCCAGCCGCTCCACCACCACCACCACCGACGACATTGGTTATGAGCGTGACAGGAGAAACGAACGGCGTGTCTGAGATTGCCAACGTGACCGAGATCGGGATGAGTTCGGTGCCGATGGGATAGGCCACCGATGGCGTGAAAGATGAAACGCTGATCGAGGTCGCACCTTTAGCGGCCGACGATGAAAGCGTGACGAGCTGCGAGTAGAGGGTCGTGCCGTTCCAGTAGCGGATGTTGAGCGTGTCGCCTGATGCCATGCCATAAGGCAGAGCGTTCACTGAGAGCGAGGTCGTGGCTCCGGTTGTGGTTGCTACTGAGAGCGTCGGGCTGGTGACCGTGAATGACTTGCCTGCTCCGCCTGATGATCCCGAAGCACCCTGAGCACCCTGAGCGCCTGTAGAACCCTGTGCACCTGTAGAACCCTGTGCACCCTGAGCACCTTGTGTTCCGACGACTGAGGTGTAGGTGAGGCCGGTGGCGCCAGAGTTGACGACAAGAGCCTGTCCGGCAGTACCGAGGGTGTTGAGTCCGGTGCCTCCGTTGGCGATGGGAAGCGTGCCAGCAACTTTGCCGAGGTCGGTGGTCACGAAGCAGTACCAAACGCCACCCGTCCAGTTGAAGGTGTAGGCCGCTCCGACTGGGATCGTGTACGGAGTTGAGGCGCCATAGACCGTGTTAGCGATGCTGATTGAGTTCGTGCCGCCGAGGATGTTCACGGTGTAGGCCGACAGGTTCTTGATCTGATAGATCGCTCCGTTTTGAGGGCTGGCAGGCAAGGTGATTGTCTGGCCTGATGCGCCGGAAGTCCCAAAGATCGTAAGTTCGCCATTGCCTGCCGTAGCGGTTGCTGAGCGATTGACAAGGCTTGACTGAACCGAAGGCGACCAAGTGCCCGGAGTCCCTGCTGCGATGCAGATCCAGATGGTGGCCGTGTCGTCAACGATAAAGTCTCCGACTGCGAACGTGCCAGAGGTTGGTGCGCCTGCGGTCGTGCCGCCGACGTATCGAGTAGCGGAGGTCGCACCCGTCAGGCCGACAGGGTAGCCCTGGCTGCCCGCAGATCCTTGGCTGCCTTGGTATCCCTGTGAACCTTGACTACCCTGAGCGCCTTGGTTGCCTTGGTTACCCTGTGAGCCTTGGAATCCTTGGCTACCTTGCACGCCCTGCGAACCTTGGCTACCCTGCACGCCCTGAGTTCCTTGGGTGCCTTGGCTACCTTGCGAACCTTGTGCGCCCTGAGCTCCTTGCGAGCCGGTTGCACCTTGGACACCCTGAGAACCCTGAGCGCCTGTCGCTCCTTGGCTCCCAGTCGCTCCCTGAGCGCCTTGTGGGCCTTGAACGCCGGTGGCACCTTGAACTCCTTGCGTGCCTTGTGCTCCGGTCAGTCCTTGGTAGCCCTGTTGTCCCTGAGCACCCTGAGATCCTTGGACGCCTTGCGTACCCTGTGCGCCAGTCGATCCCTGAGCGCCAGTTGCGCCGGTAAGTCCCTGCGATCCCTGAGATCCTGTCGAGCCTTGTGTTCCTTGCGCTCCTGTTGCACCCTGCGCTCCTTGTGGGCCGGTGTTGACCAATGCTTCTGAGGTCTGCGTCCAGTAGTTCGTGCCGTCATAGGTGGCGCAGATGTTGTAGATCGAGCCGGTCGGTACGGTGAGAACGGCCTGACCGTTGGCGCCGATATCGGCTGAGGTCGCTGTGGCGTCAGCAGTGCCGCTCGGCTTGGCGGTGCCCTGTGGAGGCACAGTCGAGTAGCCGAAGCGAGACACGTTCCATGCCGTGACGCTGACTCCGTTGACCGGGCCAGCCACTCCGGCGACGTTGATGACGATGGTCGAGGTTGTCATGCGTCAGCGATCTCCAGAACTGCGGTGCGGACTGAGGCGTAGACCTGCGTGATCTGGCCTGAGCCTTTGAGGGTGCGTGGATAAAGAGCTTGAATCTCGATGTCTTCTCCGCCGGGGAAGGCTCCCTCGCCCCATTGGAAGATGTAGCCGGTGCCAGCGTAAGGGCCGGTGCTCGTCGCAGCTGTGCCAGCGTTGCGGTCGGCTCGGATGTAGTTCACCAAGGCATCGAGGAAGGTGTCTGCGTCTGCTCCACAGTTCTCCGACTTGGTCGAGGCGTTGCGAATGAAGCAGTCCATGACGAGTTCGTACTCGACGACCTTGCGGCCTGTGGTCGGGCCTCCCATAGCGGCTCGGCGTTCCATCTGGCGGCCGAGGTAGAGGAAGATGACCGCCCCGGTGTTGTGTCCAGGGTCTTCGTTGACGAAGAAGTCACCCTCTGGCGTGAACTTGGCCGGGTGAGGATAGACGTTGGAGAGGTAGGGAATGGACGTGCCTGCGCCTGATTGCAAGTAGGAGGCGACCGCAGCTCGGACGTTGGCTCTGCTCATTACTCCTCCTCGGCGAAGATGAGCATGGCGATGATGACCAATGCAAGGAAGCCGAAGCCGATTCCGTAGACGGCGGCGCCCATTATGCCCTGCCCCAGACTTGGAGGAAGGCGTGCAGGAGTTCTTCGGCTCGTGCGAGGTCTTCGACGCCACTGTCGGCCTTCGATCCGCCCACGCTGACAGGCTCGCCGGTCTCGGCGATGACCAAGCCACCCTCGCCACGTTGCTTGATGCCAGCGACGACGAGGTGAATCACGGCCTGCTTGACTGAGGCCGGGAGCACTGAGACATTGGTGCCGAGTTGGTGGTTGTAGAGAAGGCCGGTGGACAGGGTCAAGGTGTTTCCTGAGATCGCTGTCACGGTCACGGTCTCGGTGTTGAGGCCGTCCCAGATGGTCACGGTCTGGCCGACGTAGCAACCGACCGATGAGCCAACGGTGATTGAGGTCGAGCCTGATGAGACCGAGGTGCTGGTGAAGGCGTTGAAGAAGCCGTTGACGTAGGTGTAGGTGATGAAGTCTGGCGTCGAGCCATAAGAGCCTCCAGCTGCGCCGAAGGACAGTGGGCCTGCGCTCGTCCAGTTGAAGGCACCTGAGAGAACGGTGAACTGACGATCCTCGATCCAGACGTTGTCTGATGAGACCGGGATGGCTGTTTGGTACGAAGGCACCGAGCCGATGGCGACGGCGTCAACTTCGAGGATGGGCCAGTAGGCCGGATGGATGACATAGAAGCCTTGCCGGTTCATCCGGTAGCGGCCTTGCTCGGTGTTCGAGGTGGCGCAGAGCGTACCGAGCGGCCCCATGACGATGTTGTCGGCCTCGGCTGATGCCATGTAGATCAGTTGCTGAAGTGCTTCGTCCTGAGCTGCCTGCGTGCCACCGGGGACAAGGTTCGAGAAGTCGATGGACGAGGCGATGGGTGAGTTCTGAAACTCGGCGACGGTGATGTAGGGGACTCGGTTGTCGTAGGAGATGTTGGCTGGGTTGATACTCATGATTCAGCCTTCAGGTCAGAGCCGCCACAACGGCCGCAGGAGTCTTTGATGATTGCGACGAAGCCACAGTCTTGGCACTTGAAGCCACGAGCTCCAGCACCGATGCGGATGCCTCGTGTGGTGAAGTCGCCGGACTTGCGCATGAGGGTAGCGACGGCTGGGTTGTCCACATTGAACACGCCATCCTTACCTCGGGTCGCAACGACGGAGTCGCCTATCGACACCTCCTTTGCTCCATCTTCGGGGCCAAGTAGTTGAGGCATTGACAGGCGACTCCTTCGGTTGCAGTTAGGCGTCCGTCGGGGGGTCTCCTTTTGGGGAGACAACCGCTTGGTGAGAAACGGGAGAGACCGCCCCGACGAACTACCTAAACAGTAGTGGGTGACTACTGAATACCAGTGATGGAACCTGACCAAGCCGGTGCCCGGTGGATCATGGTGCCGTATTGGTACGTGCTGATGTCGTATGACATCTGGATGACGGGCCACTCGATGACGTTCATGTCAGTGACATTCACGACCTGAGTGGTCTCGCTGATTCCGCTGTCCGGGAAGGGCAGGGTCTTGCTCCAGATGATCGCCGATCCAGCAGGCGCGTATGGGTGAGCTACTACGTCAACCATGCGACCTGTGTATTCGTTAGCGATTGCTGAGACAACCGAACCGATGGTCACACCATCCGAGCCAGCCTCAAGGTTGAGACGGTAGCCGGTGGGGTTGCCCTGAGTTTGGATGCTCTTAGCAAGTTCGCGACGAATCGCACCAGTGGTGATGATCATCTCTGGGTCCGCGATTACGGAACTGTAGAGACTGCCAAAGCAGTCCTGAAATTCTGCGCCGGGCTCCGTAGTGGAGAGGGCAGCGTTCAGGCGCTTGGTGTAACCACTTTGCGTCGAGTCCGTCAGCACCGTGAGCAAGCCGTCGTAGCCAAGGCTGTTAGCCGAACCATCCGAAGAAGGAGCGGTGTAGGAGCCTGAGCCAGCGGTCAGCAACGTTGTCGATGAGCCGGTGAATGTCACCTTGTTGGTGTACGTGCCAGAAACGGTACCGAAGTAGACGTTCGTAGCAAGTGCCGCAGCTGGGATAGCCGAGAAGGTCAGCGTGACCGAGTTGTTCGATCCGGTGACTGCTTGGCTCTGCTCAGCGGTAGCGACAGACTCGCCAACACCCGATGAGTAGGTCAACTTGAAGTAGACGGTGTCAGTTCCACCGACGAACGTGCCGCCTGTGGTCGTGGCAGCAGCCTTAGTCAAGTTGGCTGAGGTGACAACTGGGGTCGCCAGTGCGCCAACGTATCCGGTGCCAGATGAGCGGCTGTAGAGCAAGTTGCGCTCTTCACCGAGCATGTGTGCCCAGAGGGCGGCGGTGTGGCTGAGTTGACGGAGGTCGGTGTAACCCTGACCTGCGTACTGGGCTTCCATGAAGACTTCGTCCGACACACCCTGCTCGACATATGAAACGACGTGGCGGTCTGCGGCGTAGGAGATCTTGTTAGGACGCTGGAGGGTCGGGCCACCTGAGCCACCGAACTGCGCCGAGGCCGAAGCCGAGGAGAAGAAGGTGCTCTGGTTAGCGATGCCACCAGTGTTCGAGTTGGAGACACCAGTGATCCGACGGTATTCCTTGGCCTGACCGATGCCACCGATGCGGCTGATCGAGTTGCGGAGGATGAAGGAACGAGGCACCAAGAGAGCAAGCGCTGGGTCAAGGTCGTAAGGAACGAGACCGAGGTTGCCGTAAGGCGTGGTGTTCAATGGGTTGGAGAGCGTCCAGTCCTTCTGAATGTCAGAGAGACGGTCGAGAGCGCCCTGAACCTCAGCGACGGCTTCAGGCGACATGGCCTTGGTCGTCATTTCGGAACGGAGAGCCTCGATCTGGGAAGCCGGGTTAGCGGAAGCGGTCTTGACGATGCCTTGGTAACGCTCGAAGCGCACCTCGCCACGTGCGGCCTTGGTGTAAGCCTCGGCGTGGCACTGTGACATAGCGGTCTTGAAAGCCTCAAAGCGGTCAACACGCTGTTCAGCAGGAAGGCCTGCGAACATGTCGTTGACTGAAGGAGCTGCGAGAGCCATTTTTAGTCCTTTGGTTGGTTAAGCGCCGATGATTTCAGCGGCGGTCTTGTCGAGTTTTGCGGCCTTCAACTGGTACTGAGTAGCCAGTTCGGGGTCACTGATTTGTTTTGCCATGTTACGGAAGTACGAAGCCTCCGCTTGCATCCGCTCCGCCTCGAAGGCCTTGGAGGTTTGCGTCTGCGTCCGGGCCTTGACAGGGCCTCCGGGAGCAGCCATTTCCTTAACCCGATCCAGTTCAGCCTCTAGGAACTCAATCCTCTTTGCCGCCTTGGTCAAGTTGGTAACGGTCTCGGTGATCTCGTCGAGGCCGAGGGCCTTAACGATCTCGGTGCGCAGCTCGGCGACGGCGTCTTCGCCACCTGCCGATGCGGCCTTGATGATGTCGGCGCTAACGCCCATAGCGACGTATGCCATGTTGTCGTCCTCCTCTGAGGGTTCGGTGGTCATGAATGGAGCAGTGGTTTCGCCTTCTTCGGATTCGTGTTGCCACCAATCGAGGAAGATCTGGAGAGCGACGAGCAGGTTGCGAACATCGCAGACCTCGTCTTCTTCGCCGTTCTGCATCTCGGCGAGTTCGGCGGCGATCAGTGAGATCAGAGCAGAGCGCACTGCATCGAGGTCGGCCGGGTCGTGCTCGACCTTCTCGACTTCGCCTTCGACGGCCTTCCAGTTCTCAGGGATGAGGTCATCGCGACCGAGAGCAAATGCGCGAGCCTTGATGTGAGCCTTGGCGGCGGCTGGGTCTTTGGCACGACCGAAGGCTTGGATGGCGTTCTTCAAGTCCTTTACGGTCTTGATCGGGAATCCGCCCCCTGGCATCGCTTGACCTGCCTCGGCCATGTCAGCACGCTCGGCGTCTGAGTAGTCCTTCTTGGCAACTTCAGGCTCTGCGTCCTTGCCTTCGATGTGACGGTCGATGTCCTCTTGCGTCATCTCGGCGTTGGAGCGGAGCGGCTTCTTGCGGTCGTGGACTTCGTTCTGAGCGTCGCCGTCCTCGGCCTCTGAGTTCTGCACACGGCCAGCGCCTTCGCAGTGAGGGCAGGTCTCGCCGGTGTCTGGGAACTTGCCAAGGCCGTCACAGACGGTGCAGAGGTGGGTGTTCGGGTAGAGGTCTTCGGTGTTCTCGTTCGGCTGGTAGAGCGCTTCGGCGTTCCACTCGGCGTCGAGGTTCACGTTCTGGTTCTCAGGAGCGTTCGGGTCGTCGGACTTGGTCTCGACTGCGTTCCACTCGGCGCCTACGGCCTTAGCGATGCTGGCTGAGCAGGTGGGGTTGGCTGGGCGGTCAACGTAGGAGATCTCCACGATGGTTCCAGCGACGATGCGGCCACCACGAGCGTTGGCGTCCTTGACGACCTTGGCGTTCTTGATGCCGACCGAGTAACCCTTCAGTGCCCCGGCTTCGATCTTCTTGGCGGTGTTCTCGTCGATGACTTGGCTCTTCAAGTACCAATCGTCGCCGTCAGCGTTGAGTTCGAGTCCCACGCCAGCGGCGATGGGCTGGTGCATCTCACGGACGTTGCCGAACTTCATCCACTCTGGCATCGCTTCCTTCAGCCATGCTGGGTCGCAGATTTGCTCATCGAGGTCGATGTCGGGGCCGGTGGCCTTGCCGTAGACGATGAGGTCGCCGTCTTCGGTCTTGGTCTTAACGATGTCGCCAGCGTAGGCGTAGGTGATGTCGCTCATGAAGTCGTGATCCTTTCAGGGAACCTTCTGCCGAGATTAGATGCCAAGGCTTAGTCAGTAGCGCTAGGTATGCCTGCGCCGGTGATCGAGCACCGACAGTTCGGATGAGCCGGTGGCACAGGATCGCCCCAGTTGAAGATCACTGCGTCCTTGTCCATGCAGTCGTCACAGGCTCCGTCATATGCCATCCACTCCCATTGGTCGAAGCCCATGCCTTGAAGCTCTTGGCTCTGACCTTCGTTCTGAGCTCTTGCGACCTCGGTGGTGGCGATCATGTCGGCTCGGTCTGAACTGCCGAGGTAGTCACGGATGGAAGCGCTGATCTGAGGCACGCCGTCACCGTTAGCCAAGCCCTGAGCGATTCGGTTGCCGATGGAGTTGACAGTGGTCTCGCTGATGCCTTTGATCCAGATGCCACGAGCGTCGAGCAGGTCGGCGAGGCCTCCGTCTTTGAGCACCGAGGCGGCTACTGCATCCCCTGGAGTCCATGCGCTCCAGTCAATCGAGGTGGCGTACTGACCTGCTGGCGTGTCGGTGGCTGGCTGATCGGGGTTGCTGACCTGTGCCGCTCTGATGCCGGTGATGTAGGACGAGGCGTAGATCTTCTGGAAGATCGAGTTCAGGGGGCCGGTGTCGAAGCGGATGTTCACGTCGCCAGCGGCCTTGGTCGGTGCTTCAGCTGCGTGGATGGCCGCCAAGATGTCTGCCGGGTTCACTGCGTCCTTGATGGCCTTAGCGATCAGAGGGCCGAAGTGAGCGACTAGTTCGTCGTGGTGCTGTCCACCCGGTAGTTCACTCGCTGTCCGGCTAAAGGGCGGCGGCTCGCCTTCGTGACGTTCAGCCGGGCCTGCTCATTGAGCGTGGCGGCTACGTCGGGGTCAATGGTCTCGAAGTCAAAGTCACGCTTCCACTCGCCAGCCTTGGCTCGCTTGGCGACGTAGGCCCGGAAGGCCTTCATCTCATCTGGCTTGGGTGCGCTGGGAGCCGTGACCGAGGTGATGTCGGTCTCAGGTGGCGTCATGCGCAAGGTGGCTTCGTTCAGATCCTTGTCAGGTGCGTTCTGGGTCTGATCTGCGGTCGGAGCGGCACTGCTGATCTGGCCTGAGAGGTGCGTAGAATCGCCGTCTGCGGCCTGAACTTGTCCGACAGTCTCTCCATCGCCGGTTGTTTCAAGAAGGCCTTTGAGGAAGGTGATCTGGTTGCCAGCCACGATGAAGGGTTCGTCGGCTTCGGGCATCTCGTAGAGCGGTTCGCCTTGCTCTGAGCGCACGTCGTTCAAGGTCTTCTGGCCTGAGTAGAGGCTCATCTGGAGCGCCTGAGCCTTCATCTCCTCGTTCTTGGCGGTGTCGGAGTCAGCGAAGACGGCCGTGATCGAACGGTCAGTGCCTAAGAAGCGGTGGTTGAGAGCGTTGATGCAGTCGAGGATGAACTGCTCGGTCGGGCGCTTGTTCATGAGCTCGACTTGGTCTTGCTCGCCTTCTTGCTGTCCACGTCCTCCGAGGCCGGTGCGAGGGATGATGCCGAGTTGCGTTGGCTGGACACCGAAGCAGGCCGCCACTCGCTTGATGAGGTACTCGTCATAGTCCGACTTGTAGCGCTCGTCAATCTGAGGTGCGAAGGTCGGGTCGAAGCCCTTCGGGAGCATCTTGATCTTGTGGCGCTCTGCGGTCGAGCCGTTCAGGGTGTCATTGAGCACACGCTCCAAGGCGGCCAGTTTGAGGTGATCGAGCTCGTCCGAGTCGGTCTTCATGAAGGTCTGCGGCATGGTGCCTTCGGTGAACTCCGACTTCATCCACTGCTGGCGCTCCAAGTAGAGGCTCGCCATTGGGATTGACTGCTCGACGGCTGAGTAGCCATAGGGCGACCATGAGCGGCGGTTCTTGACGAAGTAGGCCAACTGGTCACGGATGAACTCGCCCTTCTGTCCAGCGTCAGCGAAGAACTCGCCATCGTTGTTTGGGCTGGCTTGGTATTCGCCACGAGGGAAGCCCCAGAGCACTTGCTGGAAGGCTGGTGCTGGTGGGTGGGGGATGTCGCCTCGGTTGTCGAGAAGCGGCTTGATGGTGCTGGCGTCGATGATCTCGAAGCCGATGACATCTCCGCCGAGGTTGTAGCGAGGATAGACCGGGACGCCGTCAAAGACGAAGTGTTGCCACATGAACTCGGTGATCCACTCACTCCATGAGCGGTCGCCATGCACATAGGGGTTCTCCCAGAACATGAGCAGGTCGTCGATGGCTTCGCCGTATTGCTCACGAGCGATCTTGTTGGCCTTGGCGTGGCCGACGTTCTGCTCGTCCATGATCTTGGTGATGGCTTGGTCGCTGATGGTGAATGACAGAACCTTGCCGGAGATCTCAGCTGCACGAACCTCGATGCAACGGTGCACCACG